GTTCCTCTGAAAGATGTAGGTACCAGTTGGACCCAAATAAAACCACGAGCTATTATGAATTATGATCCTAGTATACATGCTAGAATTTCGCAGATTGCTAAGCAAATTAGTGATTGTATGCATAAGAACTTAAATGGAGATATTAGAAGTGTTGGTCCAGCAAAAAATAAAGTTAATGTTATATTATTTTTTGCATCGGGATATACACAAGATGAATTAAGTAGAATAGGTGAAGTGTTATTGACTTCAAATCATATAGTTATCGTTATGTCTGGAGATGATTCTTTAGTCAAGTTTCCAAATCATGATAGATTCAATTTTACAGAAATGTATGGTGAGTACGACCAATCGTTGTTTGACACTACTCAAGGGAAAGTGTGTTTAGAAAAAGCTCATCAAGGAATTACTGAAGCCATGCAATTGGACCTCAGTGATCTCCAAATTGCTTCAGAATCTAGGAGTCAAGCCTTTAGCTGTGGGCGCAATGATTTAAAAATAATTGCAAAAACAGCACCAACGTTGAATACCGGGGAAAAACTAACCACCGTAATAAACTCGCATGATACCATGATGGCTTATCTGATACATATTTATAGAGTATTGGAAGCTGAGACTTTGGGAAAACCATATCTGTTAACTTTTAAGGAAACTTGTAAAACACTAGGTTTTAAGACCTCTGGTGTAGAATCCAATAGTTTATCAGATATGACATTCCTAAAAGGTTGGTTCGTGAGTGGAGTATGGTACCCCCTTCCTAGTCAAGTATTGAAAGCTGGGAAGACGTTGAAGGATCCGAAAGTGATAGCCGGCACTAAGGATCAAAATAAAGCTATGTGTTTGTGTTTAAATGCTATAGCAAAAGGTTATGGGACTATCGACCATTCTTATCCTATTTTTGGCAAATTTATATCGACCTGTGAAAGGTTGTCTGAAAAATATAAAGCAGACTTTATTGTTGATGATAAAAGGTATAGAGTGAAAGTAGCAGGAGTGATTGATAGAAATGAAGTGATGGGGATGTATTATAAACGTTATGGGATTACAGCAGAAGACATTAGTCGAGTTGAATCTCTTTATGATAAAGTACAATCCGTCCCTTCATTGGTGATCGACCCCGTTTTTAACAAATTGATTAAAAAAGATTACCCAGGAGACCCCAGTCCTAATAACACTTATTTTTTATAAATAGGTGTGCACGTCCCGGTATGACGTTAAAAGAGCCCTGCTTTGCGAGAAAGACCATCTTGCAGAGTAGTCAGGGAAGATATAAATAAATAGAAAAAACATTATGGCTAAGAAAAAGAAAAATGTTGTGGTCACAAGAGTTATTACACTTAAACGTAAAAAGAGTAAGGTTAAGAACAGAAAGAAAAGGACAAAGAAAAGGAATGTAAATGCTTCTATGCCAGCAGAAGTAAGACAAGGAATAAGACTTGTATCCAACCCATGTATGGGACCCATATCTAGAACAATCGGTAGTGGGGCAATTGCTGAGCGCATTAGGAGTTCCATTACAGGGAACACTATTGCGACTTCGACTTGCGGATACATAGCTTGGTTTCCTAGTTATCA